CCAGCACAGCCTTTAGATTCCAATAACATCCCTATCAGCAGTGGCTACTCCGTAGCAGACGGCGCTTTCCGCGCTATTCAGAGCGGCGCTAGTTTCACCGACGCTAGTACTAATATATCTGCACCAGTTCGTATGGAACTGACTGGTGGATCTAAGGCGACCTATGTCTATAGCATCAATGCGCTGGCTCTGCTCGCATCACATACCGATTTACTCGTTCTACGTGGGTCGGCTACAAAGTTGGTCAAGGTCATCCACTTTGAAATATCCGGCCTCATTACTACATCAGCAGAAGTTCTGGCATACCTGAAAAAGCATACTATAGCTGACACAGGTGGAACTGGGACACTCGCAGCTACAGCTACCAAGCACGACAGCAACGATGGTGCCCAAACCGCAGTAATCAATACGTATCAAACCACACTGCCTACTGTAGATGCCTCGGCCACAATTATACGCACGATACGGATGCAGTGGGCACCAGCAGCCACAACAGCAACCGTACCAGATAGGTACGCAGTAACCTTCGGGGTAGACGGTGGGGAGCCAGTCGTGCTACGTGGCGTTGCACAAGAGTTTGCCTTGAACTTCAATACCATTACATATACAGGCGGAGTGGTAGATTTTAGCGTGACCTGGACTGAAGAATAAGGAAGGTGAACTGATGTCACGATATGTAGTTTTAGCGGATACAAAGTCAGGCGTTACAATATACTCGTCAGGAATACTTAATGTCGGGGATTTACATGAAGTGATCGTAGATATTGATGTGGAAAGTAATTCTGGAGGTACTCCACGCGACAGCGGAGACGGTAATTATCGTTTTGAGTATACATTCACTATATCCAGGCTAACTGCATTTGGCTCCTTGATTTCAATAGCGGATTTATCTGCATCATCTTCTTACCCTTACGCTGGCCCTGCGGTATATCCTACTCTGGCTTTCCATTCATCAGTTCAAGATGCCGGATTTGGTGATCGTATACAAATAGACCTGCTAAATCCAGAAAGCATGGATTTATCCTTCACTGTATCAGTCATAGGAAAGTAACCGATATGGCGCAAGTGCTTTTCATTAACATCAACGGTGGCACACTGGTCGCCACAACAACCTTTGCGGTGTTCATGATCTGGACAGAAGAGTAATTATCGTGCGTTCCTCATTCTGCCTGTACGCTCGTGTAGGGAGGTAAATGCATGGCAATCATCGGGCAGGATACCTTCATACGAGCAAACCAATCGAATTGGGGAACGGCTTCCGATGCACAGCCGTGGGCACAAGTGGCTGGCACCAGTACGGCGGCTATTTCTGCCAATGAGGGCACGCTTACAGGGGTACTCAATGCCAACGATGTAATGGCGTTGGGGTCGAAAACGCAAGCGGACACTGACATCGTTGTGCGCGTAAAAGTCACCGATACTAATATTGTCCCTGGGGCGGTGTTTCGCTGTGACGGCCTTGGCACGACCTATTACCGCATAAAGAATAATGGGTCGCTCCTTGGCTGTACCCGCGTCAACGCGGGTACAGGTACGGCTGTCGGCACAGCAGTTTCAGCAACATTTAACGCGAACACGTTCTACTGGCTCCATGCGCGTATCGTTGGCTCAACCCTTACAGCAAACTGGTGGGCTGATGGAGGCAATGAACCAGGTGGGTGGATGTTTAGCGCAGTTGATGGCACGCCCATCAACGCTGCTGGCAAGTTTGGCGTGTACGCCAACAATAGTGGTGCCGTTACGACTGCTGTCGGCTCCTTTGACCATTTTACCGCGACCGACACGCTTGCTTCTGCCACGCCCAACAGGATTCGCTACGACCCCCGCGTCCTGGGAGGCACGCTCGTCACGCGCTATATCCCTCGCGCTCTTGGTGGTACCATTACCCTCGGCGCACGCTATATCCCACGCCACTTAGGTGGCACCATCCTGAAAGGCGTCGCGCTCCTCCCCAACTACATCCCACGCCACTTAGGCGGCACTATTCGTACGGGACACGCCTGGTTCACATCGCTTCTGAATGTCGCAACGCGCATACGCTTGCTTGCAATCAAGACCACAGACGCAGCGACGCGCCTTAAATTGCTTGCCGTACAGACCAAAGACCTCGCGGCAAGGGTTCGCTTAGAACGTGCTACCACAATACGGTACGGGAATGCCAGTGCAACCTATGGCGGCGTAGGCGTTGTGTATGGAGGCGCTGCCGCCGTCAAGGATCTCGCTACCCGTGCCCGCATCCTCGCGACGCGCCAACTCGACCTAGCATCAAGGGTACGCCTCCTTGCTGTAATCAGTAAGGACGCAAACCTCCGCTTACGCCTATTGGCTATTGTTGCCAAAGATATCGCGTCCAGGGTACGCATCCAAGTAACACGCACGCTTGATGTGTCATCGCGGTTGAAGGTACTCGCGGTACAGACCAGAGACCTCGCCGTTCGTATACGCCTAACTATCCCGCCTGTACTCAGTCTTACGACGCGCACGCGCTTACTGGCCGTACAGACAAAAGACCTTTCGACCCGTACCAGCATCCTTGCTATCAAACTGGTTGACCTCACGCTCAGATTGCGCTTACTTGCGATCTCTACCAAAGACCTAGCGACGCGCACGCGCTTACTGGCAATTATCCTCAAAGACTTGGCAACACGCGTGCGCGTGTATGTGACACGCCAGCCTGATCTTGCCGCACGCATACGCCTGCTGGCTATTTCCAGCAAAGACGCCGTGCTGCGCGTACGCCTGCTGGCGGTAGTGGCACGGGACGTGGCTTCTCGCGTGTTCCTGCTCATGGTGCGCGTCCAGGATGTCAGTTCCAGGTTACGCCTGCTCGCGGTGAAAACCAGCGATCTCTCCGTGCGCATACGCATCTTTGTCACGGCGATAAAAGACCTTGCGACAAGACTTCGCGTACTTGCCATCGCAGCAAAAGACCTATCCGCTCGCGTGCGACTGCTAGCAGTCTCCACCAAAGACCTCTCTACAAGAACGCGCCTGCTTGTGGTCAAACTCGCTGATCTCGCGACACGGGTACGTTTACTCGCTGTCAAAACAAGTGACCTTGCCACAAGAGTACGCGTCTTCGTAACAGTCCTGAAAGACATGGCGATCAGGACAAAGCTCCTTGCCATTCAGACCAAAGACCTGACGACGCGCCTGAAACTCAATATAGTCGGACTCGTTACCAAAGATATGGCAGCGAGGGTACGCTTACTGAGTGTTCTGGCAGTAGATCTAACGGCACGGGTACGTTTGCTGGTTGTTGCCAGCAAAGATATAGCGGCAAGAGTACGCACCCTTGCCATTCAGGTCAAAGACCTAGTGACTCGCGTGCGCTTACTCTCTCTGCAAACCAGAGATACCGCACTACGTGTGCGCCTGCTTTCCGTACGAATCAGGGATCTCTCTACAAGAGCACGCGTGCTCGCCGTCAAACTCATTGACCTGTCCCTGCGCGTGCGCCTGCTTGTAGTGCAGGTTAAAGACACGGGACTACGTATCAGATTACTCGCGGTTACTCGTCGTGATCTAGCGGCAAGAATAGTGTTCCTGGTCGCTGGACTACGGACACTCGATCTTAGCATCCGCATCAATCTGTATGACAACAGCGCGACGTTTAGCCTCCTTGTCACCCACGATGGGAGCAGCACACTGACGACCCACGACGGGACGACTTCCCTGACCACCCGCGACGGTACAACGGTTCTTCCTACTCGCGACGGTAGCGCGACGTTGATTACTCGTTAGCAGAGGAGGATGAGTTGACCACGACACTCAAAGACCTCAAGATGCGTCTGCTTCTTGTGCGTACGCCGACCACCTACTTCGCCAACCCAGGCGATAATCTGGTCGCGAAGTGTAGCGTATTGCGGGCGGGGGACACACTCATCCTCAACGACGGCACCTATCAGACGACCAGCGCGAACCACGGCCTGCGCTTTTCCAGCCTGCATGGAAGCGATCTCCAACCTATCACGATCAAAGCGGCCAATGACGGCAAAGCCGTGATTGATGGGATGGCGGGAGCGAATGGGAACTACGAACCAATACTCGTCTCCGACAGTTCTTACGTAACTATTCAAGGAGTTGTTGTACAAAACTCTTACGGCAGCGTCATCTATCTGGATGGTGGGTCAGGGAGCGGACTAGATCACATCATCCTGCGGCGGGTGACTGCGCATGATGCCGGACCAGGAAACTTCCATGTGTTCGATATCGAATCGGCGAAGATGACCAATGTACTGATCGAGGATTGCGCTGGATGGGGGCAGGGTCGCTACATCTACTCGGTCTATCATGCGCAAGCAGCAAACACCGTCACGCTTCGGCGTTGCTATGCCTACTGGCAGAGTGAAACGGCTTTCACCGGCGCACCACGGGCGGCGTTTAACGTGTATGGCGCAAAGAATGTTATTTTAGAAAACTGCATCGGGCGTAATTGTGTTCCCAGCGCACCTGGAAGCACGGATTACTTTACGGCTGTCTATCAGACAAGTGATGATACCACAAACTTCCCCGCCGACAATACGAGGATTCTTGGATGTTTGTTTTACGACAACTACGAGGGTTACTGGCTCAATAACATCGGCGGCAGCAACACGCTGTGGAAGGACTGTTACTTCGAGACACCGCTCAACAGTTCTGGCTACACGACGCAGAACCAGGGCGATGCGTTCTTCGTGAACGGCAATGGCAATCCACAGACAATCCAGAACTGCACCTTTCGCAATAGCGTCGATGGATTTAATCGCGGCGGGACGCTTGGCACAATTACTCTTAATAACAGTGCTTTCGTGAGCAATACCACAGGCATCCACAACGACCCCGGCCACAGCAACTGCGGCTTCTTTGGCAATACGTCCAACGGAACGACAACTGGTGGTGGGGACGTAACGGCCAATCCCTTGTACGACACCACCACCTATGGGCGCGGTGGCGCGATCTTCATTGCAAGTGGCTCTCCCTATAAAGGGACTGGTACGGACGGCTCTGACATCGGAGCAAATATCCTCTACCGCTACGTCGATGGGACGCTCACGACGACGCCACTCTGGCCGTGGCCGATGGAGAGCCGCGTCGTCACAGAGCTTGGTATCAGCCCCACGTGGGAAACCAACGGCACTGGTGGTCCGTGGAAGACACTTACCAACGTCTATGGACCGCCTGTTACCAAAGACGCTGCGATGCGTCTGAAATTGCTCTTTGTCAGCAGGCGCGACTTGTCTACACGTCTCATCGTCCTACTTGCCAACACCACGCTGCACGATGTCGCTACGCGCATCTACCTCTATGATAATCGTCCCTTATTCAGCACGCTCACTACCAGGGACGGCAGCAACACGCTTACCACACGCTAGGGGAGAAAGTATTATGGGCTTTAGTCCAATGTACAAAGGTCAAACTGGCCCTGACTGGACGCCGACCATGACCTTCGACAATGGGAATGTCGCTCCTATGACGGGAGCGACGAACTTCATCGTGTACATCAAGGAAGTCAATGGACAAATTGACCGTACCGGAGGAGGCACGGTCACGATAGCCAATGGCCCCCTTGGGCAACTTATTTACCCGTGGGGGCCAAACGACACATCCATACCAGGCACCTTCACGCTCCAACTCCAATGGACAAACGCCGCAGGAAAGATACAAATGTGCGACCCTATCCCGTGGATTGTCAAACCTGTGTAGCCAGCGGCTTTGCTATTTGCAGCCGAGAATAGCCAGCGAGGCTGTAAATCTCCCCTTGATAAAATCATAGAGATTCTCTCCTGCCTGCGGGGACGCGCTGGCCTGGAAAACGTCTTTGTGATTCGCAATCCATGACGGCGCGAAGTCCTGCATCTTACTGCAATAGGGCTGCGTGTTCGCCCTTACCAGACTATCAATCTGAGGCTGATCGACGTTTGCGCGGTAGGCGTTGACCATCGCGAGGTCATTTGGCCCAACCATGGGGTCGCCGTCTGGAATAAGCGCAATCGGGCTGTGCTGCATCGCTGCCGCCTGCAACTCGTCGGTCGCCTGCGTCGCAGACACCACGCCAGGGTCGCCCAGTACCGGAACTGTCCACGGTTTACACCCAACAGCTGGGTCAACAAACTGGGTCAGCAGCCTGTTGTCGCTGGGGTTCTTGATGGCATTGTTCGTACCAAGTTTCGTGCGATTCGCAGCCGTATTCTGCGCGGTTCGTCCAGTAGATGTCACCAGATAAGTCGTCTGGACGTTATCACTCTGGTCTTGATCGACGATGCGGAAGTCTCGCACTGTTGGGCAAGGCAATCCATCGTTCTCCACCCCTAACGAGGGGATAGTCACCCCTGCTGCATTCACCACTTGAAAGAAATGTTGCGCGTTGCAAAAAAAGACCTGCCCAAAGAGTTTGCCGTTCGCGCCATTGACGCACTGACTCGCGGCTCCTGTCAGTTGGGTAACATCGTCGTCCCCGCCCCCGAACAAAGCAACCACTGCATTGGCGGGAAGCGTTGGCGGAGTAGGAACCACCGCAGGCGTTGTGCCCGCGTCGATCACCAGGGGACTGTAGGTGGAAAACTGTTTCGTACCAGGGTCAAATACAACGCCTTGTACAAAAACGGCCTGACTGGCACTGTTCTCATGACACCCGCCACCGAGTTGCCAGGGCGTAGAGAGTCCCTGACTGGTTAACGCATTGGCGGGGACGGTGAGTTGACAGAAGACGACGCTGGCACTCGCCTTGCCTGAATTGGCGAAGAGCGCGAGTAGGAGCGCCAAAGAAGCAAGCGCCCCACAAGAAAGACGCACCGAAGTACGGTACATACACTATTCCTTTCCAAAATAGACTGGTCACTGTGACCAGACAGGAAAAGAGCATAGCATACTGCTTCACCGCGTACCACCGTGTAGCAGAAAAGTACCACAGCAGAAGGAGATCGTATGGCTGACGTTGCTGCGCACGAACTCGTAGAAAGGAAAAAGAAACGTATGTCTTCCCTCAGTGACAACATGGTTCATTTATTAGCTCTCCTTGGCCTGCTGGCGACATGTGTCCTGCTTGTCCTCTTCGGCCACCAGTACATCAACTCCGACTATGTGTTTGGCACCAGCACTACCCTTGCAGGAGCGCTGTTTGGCTACCGCTTTGGCGTGGGTGTGATTCCACCCGATGTGGCAGCACAGCTCGCGCAGGCACAGGCACTCTTACAGGCACAAAATCCAGTACCTGCACGCGCCCCTGAGCCGACTCCCATTATTATTCCTTCACCGCACGCCTGACGAGAAAGGTGAGCAGCCATGCCTCTAAGGACGCCTAACAACCCGCTTAACGAGGTTGCATTATTGGGTACCCTGCCCAGTATTTTAAGTCCTAATACTCAGCTCGCAACAGGCAGTCTCTCTGGAAATGGCCTGGAACTCTTCTTCGTGCAGCAAAAATATGCTATGTCACTGGGGGTGTTTCCTGCCGTCCTATTGTCGTCGGGGCAACAGCAGGTATCGCGCAACTCACTCACCACCTACGATGGGATGCACACGGTGCTGGTAGACTACTGTGATCGCTGGGACAGACAACCGCTCTTGCTAGACACTATTCGCCTCGACATCGCAGCGGATTTGGAACGTATGAAGGCCAACCTGGAAACGTATATCCAGTCGCACAGTGGCCTAACCGTTAACTCCATTGTGTACCCTACCAGTATCGTCAAGACGCAAATGAGTGGCTACACCAAAGCGATAGATACCACGGCCATCATGGGATTTGCCATTGGCTTTCGCCGCCTGAGCATCGGCTTCACGCTTCTTCCATACGCGGTCTAGGCTGCGTGACTGCCGCGATACGGTTCCAATAAGGACGCGTGTCTGGGCACGGTACCACGAACTCCTCCAACAGCAACACCAGCAGTACTGCATTGCAGTAGTGCGCGTCGAAATCTTCCCGCTCACCTACCCTCGGTGGAGGAACGCCATACACTTCTATCCCCCACAAAGCAAGCTCTAACGTCGTAAGGAATTGTGGCATGTCGTTCTGCAACAGTGAGATGGCCTTGCCATAGGGAATAGTCGGGCGCATGACCCCTCCTTTATCCTCTGTATGGGACAATTTCTCCATCAGTGAGAGCAAGGGGCCCGCTATACGTTTTGCGAAAGCGTCGAGTACCACGTAGGCGAGCATCGCACACGGGACATATACCATGCGAATACTCTTCAAATAGCACCAGATGCGTTTCCTTCTCATTCTCAGCCACCACGGCTCCCTCATATGGCCCACTTTCTACTACTGCACACCACGCGCACTGCCCATACATTTCCTCATCTAAAATTTTCACTATGTTCTCCATTATTCCGTACTCTACTATCTTCTCTGTGACACGTTGTGACAACAGTTTCCCACTTTTTCCCAGAATATTTCACTTTTCCCAGAAAAGTCATTTTTTTGCTGTCACAACCTGTCACGCCTTCTTATTAATCAGTGTAATCGCACTGCTGCGTGACGCGATATGCTTCTCACGTAGCCGAATGCCTTGAAAGCCACGTAGCATGTTGCCCTGCGTATCGCGTTTCTGCACGCTCGGTGTGCAACCTTTGTGTTTTAGTGACTGAGCGAGGGCTTTTGGCCCTTTCGGTTCGACATTGTTCCTACCACACCATAAGGTATAATCCCGCACAACGTCCCCAGATGACTCCCAAGCATCAGGGTCATCGGGACGCAGTTCTACCCCATGCTCATCAATCCACTGCTGGACGTAGTCTCGCATACTGCGATGCTCCTGCGTGATAGTCTGCACTCCTTGAGGAGTCAGTAAGCCACCACTGCTAGAAAACCACTCTCCTGCCCCCTTAATGCCCAACCACAATATCCCGCGCTGCACCTGCTCTGATTTCATCCGTTCTTTCAGTTCCTTATCCTCTACCCCTAAATGCGAATTTGGAAAATTGATAACACGTATCCTGGCCCATAACGCGTCGTCTTCAGGGTCGCCGTTACACGGCCAGTTACTGAGCAACCATATCTTGAACTGAGGACGATACGAAAACGGTTGATGGTGCTTCTTCGCGCAGGTAATAAGGTCCCCTCCGGTTGCCTGCTTTACCTTGCCAGAATTAAGGTTCTCATGCTGGTTGCTCTCTGACGCGACAACGAATCGCGCCGAGCGCAACTCAGCGAAATCAAACCCTTGATCTCCCCCCTCACGCTTTGCAGTAAATGTTTTGAACTCGGCCCCACGCGCAAGCGGCCCTTCAAGCGCTGCCAACAACGCCTCGGCAAACGTTCCCTTTCCACCACGTGTTGGTCCGTAGAGATAAAATAAAATCTCTTCCCGCGTATATCCGGTAAAAGAATAGCCGATGGCCTGCCGAATATATGCGACCATTGCCTCATTGCCATTGACAGCATCTCGTATATACCCTATGAACGGGTTCGCGTCCTCTTCTGTCCCTATTTCCGAAGAGAGACAGTAGGTGAACCGATCACTAGGGTCGTGGGACACCAGAGCACCACTCCGCACATCCACAACGCCGCTCGCGGTATTGAGTAAATAGGGCACGTTGTCGAACTCGGCAATACCTACTTTTATGCCTGACAGAGCCTGTAGACGTGATCGACACGCAACAATATTCGCGTTACTCAACCAACACTTCTTCTGTACCACGTCTAGTTCACGGGCAGATGCCTGAGCGCGGCGCTTTCTGAAGGTATCAATAATTGCCTGATCGACAATCTCTGTACTATCGGGCATCCAGTGGGTCTCTGTATGCGTCAACCATCCCATTGCGGCAGTAAATCGAAGGCGATCCCCGTGCAGCGCACGCACCGCCTCAGCATTGCCTACATCGTTGCCTTCGTATTTATAGAGGTCGGCAGCGTTTGTCGCGTCTTCTTCAAGTACTGGTTTGAGGTGCAGCCAGTTCTCAATCTTCCCAACGACCTCTTTTCCTAGCAACGCCCGCAGCGTTTTTCCGCCCGTCACCGCCTCCCCATTATGGTACTTTTCGATGGTGTCCCGTGCCGCCTGCTTGCGGTCGTCTGCTTCTTCGTCCTTCGTCAACCAGCACACCCATTTGACGATCTCGTAAATGCCGTCATCTTCCATGCCGCCACGTACCAGGTATCCGACAAGCGCCAGGGCGATGTTGTGTCGTGCTCCACCCCAATGTAAGGAAAGTAAGACAATCGTCGCCATTTTGCGCACGATTTGTTGGAGTTCTTCCAACTCAACGAGCGCGGGTGTTCCTTCTTGACCATCTTTCCAGGCTAACTGTTCTGGTGCGCTGCCATTTAATTGGTACGTCGAGGGGGGGATGACGGTCTGCCGCCCCGACCCTCCACGCAGTTCTACCAATACCAGATATTTGCCGTCAGCGCCTCGTGCGTCAGTGTAGGTCTCATGCTCCCCATCACCGTCAATAGCATACCAGTAATGCGAGAGCGGCTTACTTGGCCTGCCATGCACCATGGCTGTCTTCGGCAGCAAGTGTGGGGCCAACGCGATGATGTAGGGACAGTCGCAGTCAACTTCGACGATGTGGTGATCGAGTTTCAAGCCAATATTAGGATAGTCACGAAAATGCTCTTCAGTGAATGGCGTTGTTTGCCAGTCCTTGATCTTTGGTGCTTTTGTCCCGTACGGAATAGGGACAGGAAGCCGCCCCTTCGCGAGATGCTCCTTGGCGGCGGCATAGGTATCTGGGTGAGTGTCTCCCGTATTTGATGACATGTGCTGATACACCATGAATAATCCCCGTACAGCACCACTGGACATTTTGCTGTATATCTGTTACACTACATTTAGTACGTTATCTTCGGCAGGGGATACGTATTGGAGCCATCTGGAAAAGCGCAAGTGAGTGTTCCCCCCACTCAGCAAGACCAGAAAGAAAAAAGCCTCTCCCCCAGGAGGCTTTTTTCATTGCAAAACAGTTATCTTCGGAGAAACCCTTCCTCTTTCATGCTGCGATCCAAATCTTCTTCTCGCAAGAGAAAAACACGCAGCCGTTCGGCATACCCCGTGAGAAAGTACCGTACACCCCGATAGGTCACGTCCTCATGGATTTTCCTCTCCGTCCAATCCCCCAGGTTCGGCACCTTTTCTCCATCCTTCGTCGTCGGAGATGCCTCCAGTACATCAGGATGCCAGACCGTTACCAACCGTAGCGGCTCATCGATAAGTGTTTTAATGTCTTCCCTCCAGGTATATGCCGATATGCTTAAAGCAGCCTGTAGTAGTGACGGAGTCAGGACAGGGAAACGGTAGAGCCGATCAATAATCTTTTGCTGTTCCCGCATACGTGGGCCGTCCAGCTGCGGAGAAGTGCGCCTCAATTGTGGCTTGAATAATGGCTTGAGGACGGACTCATAGCGTGTCAGGTAGTATCTCCAGGTCGTATCCCGCGACCCTTGTAACAACGGAACGACGCTGAGATACGGCTTCCCTCCCGCCTTCTCATCAGGGTTATTTAACAACCAGTCGCGTGTCTCTTCCAGATAGGGGCTAATTTGTGCGCTGGCTCGTAGGAGTGCCAGACTCTGAATGGGAAATCTGGTCATACTCCTGACAAACGCTTCCATCGCCCCTATCCGCGCCTCCTCTTCCGACCTATCCCGTTTCCGTAACATCGTCATGCTCATATGGTTCCTTGCTCCTGAGTAATATGTCTTATGAAATGTAGTATACTATATAGCAGCAATGCTGTCAAGTGTGCCGAAAAAACGTTTCGGTATTGCAAATGTATATGAAGTATAGTATAGTGTAGAAAGAAAGAGAAAATACCTATCTCAAGTATACCCTATAAGAGAGAAAAAATACAAGGATGTGATGATATTGACCACCGTAACCTTACATTATTCCGCCAAAGGCGACCCTGATCGTCTCGTCTGTACGCCTACCAACGACGCTGAAAAAAGTATCCTGGTGAGCGTCCCTGGCGCTCGCCCACAGGCCAGTGGGCTAATTTACTTCAACCCAGACGTGTTCGTGCTGCGCGACCTACAACGCCTACTCTTTGGACGATTGGAAGTAGATGCCACGCTAGTACAATGGTATGAAGAGGCCATTGCAAAGCAAAAAGAGCACCTGCGCATCACGCAGCAAAAAGATATTGACCTTCCCTTAGAAGTCACCACACACCTACGCGACTACCAGCGCATTGGCGCAAAGTGGCTCTCTCAAGTCAAGCGTGGTCTTTTATATGACGATTGCGGTTTGGGGAAGACGCTCGAATCGCTCGTCGCAACAAAGCTTATTGACGCGCAGAGCGTCCTCATCGTCACGCTGGCGACGGCCAAATGGCAGTGGAAAGATGAAATCAAACACTGGTTAGATGAGGATGCCGTCATTGTCGAAGGAACGCCACAGGAACGATTAGCCCTTATCAATAGTGATCCTAAATACCTTATTATCCACTACGACATCTTGCGGGAGGCAATAGGGAAGCCTGCAACAGAGAACAGGTCAGCGCAGAAAGCAAAATACCTTAGACTGGTACGTAGAAAATGGGACGCTGTTATCTTCGATGAGGCGCACAAGCTACAGGGACATAGCACGTCCAAAAATGGGTCACAGCAGTCCAAAGCAGCCTCTGCGGTCACACGCAATGTCCCACACGTGTTCCAGTTGACTGGCACCCCTATCTGGAACATGCCTAGTTCTGAATGGAACCTGCTGCACATCCTCGACCCCGCTATATTCCCATCCTACTGGACGTATGTGAACACCTACTTCACTGTCGAAGAGACAAACTGGGCAAAGAAAGTAACTGGCGTCAAACCAGCAAAGGCGGCAGAGCATAAACAGTTGTTTGCCAGATACGCGATGGGACGTCACAAGATCGATGTCGCGCAGGAGCTTCCACCAAAGATTTACACCACGATGCACTACGACTTGAGCCAGAGGCAGTGGAAAGACTATAAAGCCATAAGAGACTCCCTGCGCCTGGAGTATGAGAGTGACGTACGTCATTTCTCCAATGTCGCATCCACCCTCATCTCGATGCGTAAGCTGTGTAACAACCCAGAGGAACTGGGATTACCCTACGACTCTCCCAAAGATGCCGTCCTCCTAGAACTGGTAGAGAATGCCTTGACACGCGTGCAAAAAGTCGCTATCCTTTGCTGGCATAAAGGCTATGCCGCGCATATCCAGAACATTCTACTCAAGAAAAAAATCACCAGCGTCCTGGCTACAGGCGACACGGACGCCAAAGAACGCATCGAGGCCGTCACTGCCTTTCAGTATGCAGAGACCCCTGTCCTTATTGGGACGATTGGGGCGATTGGAACAGCACTCAATTTAGGCTATATCACTGAAGTCTTCTTCGCTGAGAAAAGTTGGACTCCGCCAGAGAATGAGCAAGCAACTGACCGCTTTCACCGCCTCACCAGTACGGAGCCAGTAAACATCACCGACATCATCGGCAGGGGAACCATCGAGCAACACATCAAGGAAGTCGTCGAGAAAAAGAGTCACCTCGCCGATGAGACGCTGGCGATACAAGCCGTGGTTGAAGCAATTTTAGCCCATTCAGATGAAGGTATTGACAAGCCTTCTATAATATAGTATACTTCATATAACGAGGTTGGAGTGGACAGTTTCGTGTTTCCAATCAGCAAAACCGACCTCGTCACAACAGCGGTGTGGAAAAGGTCGTATCCATACCTGCTCCCCACGCCTCTGTTGTGAAACTTTCTTAGGGGGATACCTGCCATGATTATCAGTCATTCCAGCATTACTGCGTTCAAGCAGTGCCGTAGGCTGCACCAGTTTCGCTATGACATGAACCTGGAACCACTCAAGCCTGACTTCGACCTGCTGCTTGGTAGCGCAGTGCATGCCGCATTGGACAATTACTACGGACACAACGGTAATCTACTTCTCGCATTTACTCTGGAATTTCACAAGCTATTCAAAGCAGTTGAAGCAGAGTACACGTTCAGCCCAGAAGAAGAAATAGCGATTGCTGATCTCCTTCGTCTTGGGTATGCTATGCTTGAGCACTATCAAAGCTTTTACAAAGAACCAGAATTTCTCTTCATGGCACATGAATTTCCCTTTTGCGTCCCTATTCCAGGTACGGATGGTTTCTTTGAAGGGCGTGTCGATGGCATTGTGTGCGACGAGTACGGCGACTTGTGGGTTATCGAGCACAAGACGGCCAAATCATTCCCTGACCCGTCCTATCATGCCTATGATGACCAATCAACGATGTACCAATGGGCGATGCAGTCCGTTATAAACGCGGGAGAGGTTCCAGGCGTCGAACCAGGAACACCACTTAGAGGATACTGCTATAATGGACTGAGGAAAGCCGTTCCTGATACGCCAGATTTGTTGAAGAACGGTAAGGAAGTCTCGGTTGCCAAGATCAGCACGACCTATGAGGTCTACTTGAATGCGCTCGTGGAACATGGTATCGACCCTACTCAGGAACGCTACCAGAAAATCCTGACAACCTTGCTACAACAAGGCAATACGTTCTTTCAAAGAAGTTGGTGGATGCGTACGCAATTTGAGCTCAAGATGATTGAGCGTGAACTGCGTGCTGTCTATAAAGAAATGGCACGGGAAGACCGCGAGGTCTATCGCACCGTCTCAAAGTTCGGCTGTCCACGCTGCCCGTTTCGAGAACCGTGCGACAGTCTACAGAAGGGGGGAAATGTCGCATACCTACTCAAGAACTCTTTCCGTCAAAGAAAAGAGAGGCCAGAGCAGATTGCTCTTAGTGAAATTGAGGCATAAGCCTTGAACCAAATACCTGTTCCTGCCGCGCAGGTTCAATTAAAAAAAATTACGCAAACTCCAACACTCACCTTTGCGACTCCAGAAGAGATATCGCAATACGTCAACATCCTCATCGTAGGGAAGCAAGGATCAGGCAAGACGCTGCTTGCAACCAGCGTCCTGGAAGACGCACGTGTGGAAAGCGTGCTCGTCATTGCTGTTGAGAAAAATGGGGTGAAATCAGGTATCGACTACCTGCGAACGCACCGCAACAAAGCCAACACGGTCTATGTCGGGCAGAGGAAAGACGAAGAGGGGAAGATCGTCTCGGTGGATATTCTCAAGCATATGCAAGAGATTATCCGCTACGCGAGGGTGGCGACCAATAGGAAAGCAGCTGAAGAAGCTGGTATTCCTTATATTGACACTGTCATCATCGACTCTGTCTCCGCACTTGCCGACAAGGTACTGGACAAGATCAGTGGTGCAAGTGCCGCTATCGAACAAGGGAACGCACCACGCGGTGCGCAGATACAAGAGTACGGCTCCCAGAAGTCCATTATCGAAAACTGGATAGATGCCTTCATTAGCAACATGTTCTGTCACGTGATTGTCACCTGCCTGGAACACACCGCAGAAAATCAAATGACGCACATAAAGGAGTCACAGCCGCATCTCCCAGCAAAACTAGCGGAAAAACTTCCATCGATGTTTGATGGCGTGTTCTGTCTCGAAGTGGACAAAAACCTGCCTCCGCATCAGGATGGTACCTTGCCACGTCGGCTCTACTGCCAAGCAGAGAAAACGCACGACGCGAAGACGCGCGCTCCCCGTTCTCGCCCGCTGCCAGTCACCTTAACCGACCCTACCATGAAAATCATTTTTGATTACTTTTTGTTTGAAGATTAGTTTTTCGGAAAGGAACAAAACCCATTATGTCAGAAATCACCCTCGAAACTCGCACTCTACAGGGAATTTACCTCGGAGCCGTCTCAAAGGCTGAAGTGGTAGACGCACCCGACGGGCAGAACCCGCCGAAGTCCGTGACCTTTACCCTGACCATTGTCGAAGCGCCACACAAAGAGGATGTCGGACAGACACTCTCCTTCATCGGCTTCTACCTGCGCAAGAAAACCGGAGAGATCAACCAGATTGGTATCAACCAGCTGGGCCAGTTTGTTTGTGCGGTGATGGGGCAGGAATACGTGCCAAACGCAAAGATCAGCCTCAATACCGAAGACCTCCTTGAGGAACTTGTCACCGTGCGCATGGAGAACGAGACATACAAGGATGCCAACGGCGCGGACAAGCTTTCCCTGCGCATGAAGGAGTACTGGCCTGCCGACAAATATCAGGAGATCGTAAGCGCTCACTTCTAACCGGTAACGCAGCGTGTATTATACCAAGCTATCTGCTGACGAAGGTGAGCAGATAGCTTTCCCACATGGAAAGGAACTATTGTAGTGAAAGAACAGCCAGAACAAGAACTCAGTCAAGCAACCCTTGACTTCCTCGCAACGTGTAAAGCTATCCTTGATAGTATTGAACGAGATATTTACGACGTTGCCGTCCAGCAATCACGAGAGCTTCCTATGCCAGGAGCACACTTTGTGTATGGACGAATGAGCATTAACACTCATCTTTGGGAGGACAGTGGTTCTCTTATGCGTATGCTCAAAGACAACGAGTACACCAATATTGATGCAGAGGTCACGCTGAGTTATTTACTCAAGCGCATGATACGCTACGAAGTGTACCGTCTAGCTCATACGCCAAATGCTGACATGTTGTTGAGAAGCCCACACGACGAGACGGAACGAATCAATACCCTTCCGTCTATTCCCGCTATTAGTGCGTTCAAAATCACCCAGGTGCCGCCCGCTCCACCCACCGTACCACTTACCACTTTGACAGAAGAAACAGACGTACCTTCAGGGGGCACCGACATCCTCAAGTCGCTGGCGCATGGACAGGATACTGAGAAGACAGGTGAACACCCACCCGTGCGTAGCAAGAGAGGAGCCACGACGTGACCACGACGCTCAAGCCCATAGCGCATAAACCAGACCTCCTCCCCAAAGCCTCTTTCGGGAAGGTCGGGTGGCAAAATGTCACGATACGGACGCTGCTGTTGCAAAAAGCGCAGTACTACAATATTCACCCCCGCCAGCGTGCCCCGATCTGGCCGCACTACAAGCGGCAGAAGTGGATAGACACGCTGCTGCGGCCAGCGGAGTTTATGCCGCTGACGCAAATCTACTTCAACAAGGTCTGGCGTTCGGCGGAAGAAGGCGGCAGCCTCATTTACACGGTAGAGGATGGATTGCAGCGCCTGTTTACGATCTACCTGTTTCTCAACGATGAACTCAAGACCTTTAATGAAGTCGAGTATCACAAGAGAATACTTATCCGCAATATCCCTAGCCTGCCGTTTGACAAACGGTTTAGCGAACTGACAGAAGAGATGCGGCAGCGGTTCCTGGAATTTTCCATTCCAATCATTGTGGCGGAAGAGGTAGACGCGGAAATTGCAGACGAACGCTACCGCCGCCTCAATGATGGGGTGCAGTTGACGAAGGGCGAGCGCATGCGCTCCTACCGCGACACCGTGGCTTCTCAGCTCGCGGAATTGATCGCCACACACCCGTTGTGGCAGGAAAATATGAAATCCGCCAAGCGCAAAGACCGCCAGTACCGCTTCGAGCTGGCCTTGTACATCATCTTGATGAAAGTCCACAGTTTCCCCATTCAGATGGGCATCAATGAACTGGAACTGCTTGCGGCAGGCATGAGCGACTACGCGCTCACCTCGCGCACCCAGGAAGAAATCTTTGAACAACTGGAACGGCTTGCCCACGTCTTCGACGGTATCCAAATTACCGCGAAGACCGATGGTATCGTCGTCTGGCAGGCAGGGTACTACTTGCAACGGGCGGGCTGCGACTTTACCGCCTGTGAGCGTGGATGCCTGCGTCCCTGGTTCGAGTCCGCGAAAATCGAGCGGCTGGAGAAAGTCAACATGGGCAATCTCAGTTCCTTTGCGGCCATGTCACATAGCATGCGCCAGACGCAGTTCTGGACTGCGCACAAGGCGCGTCTGCTCGACCAGGCAGGACTGGTCTTTCCAGACCGTGACCGCTGGTACCGCGAACGCCATGGGGAGCCTCCTGTGCTGCCGCACGAGCCACCCTTTGACCCGATCAGCGGGCTTGTTTTGACGCCACTGGATAGCGTGCTAAGCTAGTACGAACAACTAGGAGGAACAAATGGCACAACACATCACCTTGCAGAAAAAGCCGCGCCCTGCACGCGTCCCTTCTGCTTTTGAGCACTACTGCGACTGCGCCAACTGTGGTCTGTTCACGGCACCATTCAAACCTGTTCCAGGCGCTGGCAATCTGGATGCCCGCATCATCTTCGTAGGGGAGGCACCAGGAAACACTGAGTGGACACTTTCCAAGCCGTTCGTGGGAGAGAGTGGTCGCCTGCTCAACAACACACTGGAAGAAGTTGGACTGCACCGCACAGACGTTTACTGCACCAACGCGGTACTCTGTCGCCTGCCTGACAATCACAAACTCACGGCCAAAGAAACCATGGCGTGTAACGAACGTTTGAAGCAAGAGATTGTATCCTTGCCCAAGCGACACGTCATCGTCGTATTGGGAACATCGGCAGTCAAGGCCATCACGGGTCGCAATGATGGCATTACGTCCTGCCTCTTTAAGGTCGAGTGGAGTGAAGCGTTTGGGTGCTTCATTGTCTTCAGTTACCACCCTGCTGCGTGCTTGAGAAACCCAGACTACTATCAAGACGTACTCTACACGTTTCAGAAAGCCCGCGACTTGCTCGATGTTGCCAAAGGGACAATCCCCTCACCAATTGTCGCGTACACACTTGAAGATGACGTTGAGCGTTGTCTTGATCGCCTGTACCGTATAGAACGCACAGTAAAAAAGTATATCTCCTGCGACATAGAGACTACGGGGCTTGACTGGAGAACCGACACACTAGAGCAGTTGGGTTTCGCGTGGAACTTCCATAGGAAGGATTACGCATATATCATACCGAAAGCCGTGCTGTCAGATATAACCGTCAAAGAGGCACTTGGTGGTTTGTTCGCTCGTCGCGACGTTCAATGGATTTGGCATAACGGGAAATTC